AGCCTCTTGTGATGTAATAATATTAGACGTACTGTCCCCATTATTTCTTAAATCAAATTCTAAATCTCCCCCTTGATATGTATCGCCATCAGCTAAAGATACTGTTACAGATAACTTTCTAATTAAACCATGAAAAGGATCTCCCGGTCTATCGATTGGTTTTTTAAATTGATCTACATGCCAAGTATAATGTTGAGTCTCTCCATACTTTGTCCATTGACAAGATTCTGATTGAGTATATTCAAAATTCCATCCCGCCTGTTGATTTGCTTCATTTACAAAAGGAATAATAGCATTGTAAATCCAAGGTTCGTTTAACCAACAAACAGAGGAGTTTCTAGTTTTATATAATTTTGCAAAATCTTGTTTACTTTTTGGAACTTGTGATTCATCTCCCGTTCTGGCTGTTTCTTGAGTTTTTTGTTCACCATAATTAATTAAATCATCACATAATCTTGAAGGTAAACCCTCAGAATAAACATAAAAATAATTCTCTAAATTCATTTTCCTAACTTATCCTTAGTATATCAAACTAATTGAAATCTGAAAGATAAAATAATATTTGGTTCTTGATTAGGATTTACAGTGTAGCAATGCCTTAATTCAGAGTTAAAAATAACAACCTCTTTTTCTTTTAATTGTTTTCTATATGTATGATGTCTTTTTCTACCTTGTTCATATTCAAACTGAATAAAACTTGATTTATCCCCTGTTTTACAAGTTACGATAGCAGATATATCGGAGGAGTTGTTTAGTAAATCATACTCATCAATATGATGATGATAATTTATTTGGCCTCCTTGAGGGACAACAATCCCTGCTTGATATAATAATACAGGAATTTTTTTGTATTTTAAATTGTAATGATCACGAATAAAATCTGCTATCCAGGTAATGTTTTTATCGTGATCTAAGTTAAGGTAATTATTTAGATAACTATCTGTTTTATTATTTTGAACATTTTTATGATAGTAACTTTCTAATGCAAGAATATTAACTTTGTCATAATTAATTGGCACATATTTTGAAACTTCTGTAGATAAGATAGTTTGCTCTGTTAAAGAGACTTTATCAAACATTTAGTTTATACAGACACCCAATTTTTATTTGTTGCATCCCAATTAAAGCTACCCACGGGATCTTCTGTATCGGTTGCTGTCCACCTTAAATTTGTTTCATCCCATCTAATAATGTAAGAATCAGCTCCACTATTATATGTGGTTATCGTTGGATAAGTAACAGGAGCTTCATATTCAAAAGTAGTTGGATCTAAAGTCCAAGAATCATAAGGTTTTGAATTAGGGTCATAAAAACCGTCTGCACTAGGATCATATTTCCAACCTACTGCAGGATAGTTTTTTCTTAATGCTTTTGATTGATCAGATGATTCAGTGCCATCTGCCTGCCAATGTTTACCTATTCTTGTGTTATAGGAACATTTTTTCCACAAAGACCAACCATGAATGTTTGTTAAAAAAGCAACTCCTGTTGCTTCGTCTTCTACATTTGAGTCATTTGTAGTATTTGCATCTGCAACTACTTCAACCCCTAAAACTTCGTTTGTATCTGTTAATTTTGCAAAATGAGCCATGTTCTACCTATTGAAATTTATACCTTATTATTACTTTACCAGAGCCACCTGCTCCACTTGCTGATTGAGAAGGATTACTACCTCCCCCGCCTCCTCCGCCGCCAGTATTTGCGCTGCCTGCAGAAGCAGAATTCGGTCCTGCACCACCTTGTCCACCGCCGCCGGGACCTGCGGGTCCTTGAGTAGGTGCATTAACACCACCTCCTCCGCCGCCACCGCCTCTTGCTGTTGAAGAGCCATCAATACTTGAACTAGATCCGTTGCCACCACTGCCACCTACTCCAGGGTTATTGCCACCAGTACCGCCAGTACCACCTGCACCACCGCCACCTGCACCTGCACGGCTGTCTCCACCACTATTAGTATTACCACCGTTGTTTCCTTGTGGGGGGCTGACAGGAGGAGAATTTCCTGAACCACCACTACCTGATGTAGGAGTATTAGAGTTAATACCTGCTCCACCACCTGAACCACCACTACCTGCGTTCTGTGCACTACCAAAAACCGTACCCGCACCTCCACTTCCACCACCTGCGGAAGTTATAGATGAAAAAACTGAATTAGATCCTGTGTTACCTCCTCTTGCAGGATGTTCTTCGGGACCACCACTTACAGCAGCTCCTCCACCACCTACAGTTATTGGGAAACCAGTTGCAGACACAGGTAATCCTCCTG